AATTCCTGGTGGAGTAACTAATCAAACAGATCCGTATATTCCAGATAACGGTATCTTGTTTCCAAATGGAGCATACACAGACGTAACAGGTTTAGGTTCAGCAACATTCTTCTTTGACGGTTAGGATTACATGGCAAATACAACTTCAGGAACTACAGTTTTTGGAAAAAACTTTTCTATCGACGAAATTATTGAAGAAGGTTATGAAAGATGTGGACTAAGAGGAGTTGCTGGTTACCAGTTAAAAACCGCTAGAAGATCTTTAAATTTACTTTTTCAAGAATGGGCTAATAGAGGAATACACCTTTGGCAAATTGCTGATGGATACGCTACATTAGTTGCAGGTACAAATGAATACATTGGTTATCGTTCAGACACTGATGGTACTTCTACTTTGTTGGATGCTGCAGGAGCAGCAATTTACGGTATTGATGATGTGTTTGAAGCGTCTTATAGAAATAATGCTGGTACAACAAGTCAATCCGATTCACCTTTAACTAAAATATCTAGATCGACTTATTCTTCGTTGTCTAATAAATTAGCTCAAGGACAACCTTCTCAATATTGGGTTCAACGATTTATAGATAGAGTGTCTATAACTCTATATACAACGCCAAGTGCAAGTCAGGCAGGAGATCAAATTCAATTTTATTACATGAGTAGAATAGAAGATGTTGGAAACTACACCAATGGTGTTGATATTCCTTATTACTATATGCCATGTATGTGTGCTGGATTAGCATATTATTTAAGTTTAAAATATGCACCTGAAAGAACACAAAATTTAAAATTGTTATACGAAGATGAATTACTAAGAGCGGAGGCAGCGGATGGTTCGGAAACAAGTACGTACATTACACCGAAAACCTACTATCCTAGTATTTAATTATGGCACGATTTGCTCAGGGAAAATACGCATTAGCAATATCAGACATTAGTGGCCAAGCATTTCCATGGAATGAAATGGTTACTCAATGGAATGGTTTATTTGTACACTATTCGGAATTTGAAAGTAAACAACCTCAACTAGATCCAAAACCAAGTGCAGCAGATCCAACAGCTTTACCTACGACAAGACCACAACAAGATTCACCAGATAGTTTAAGGTTTTTAAGTTTTAACCCTATTAGTACTTTATCAGCTGGTAGTGGTATTATAAATATTTTTGAAGAAAATCATGGAAGACAGTATGGAAGTTTTGTAAAATTTAGAGGACCTTCTGGTATTGCAGGGGTTTTTAATAATATTGCTAATATAGATGGTATAACTGGAGCTCAAATTTGTGATGTTAATGGCTTTACTATTATTCCAGGTATACGTATTTCAACAACTACAACTATTACTACTACTATTGATGCAACTCAAACAACTGGAATTATTTTAACTAGTGTAACTGGATTTGGAGTAGAAAGTCCTCGTACACCAGGTAGTGTAAATTTTTTCTCTGCAGGTACACCTATTAATGGAATTAAAATGGGTACGGAGATTTTGGTTTATACTGGGATTAGTTCTACAAATGAATTAGAAGGAGTTGTAAGAGGGACTTTTTCAAGTACCGCTGCAGCTCACACTGCTGGAGCTACTGCAAGATGTCTTTCTGATCCTTTAAATAATTATAATGTAACTACTGCTGGAACAGCAATTACTGGACAAATTAGTGGAGGAGGATATAATACATCTTCAGGACCAGTAACATTAAAAGCGATAGGACCACAATAATGGCATTTGTAAATGACGGATTCACATACGCAACTTTAACTTCAGCAATTCAAAATTATTGTGAAGTAGATACTTCGGTATTCACTGCAACTGTTACAGATCAATTTATTGGCAATGCTTGTTTAAGGGTAATGAGAGATTTAAATACTGATTCAGATAGAGCTTCTATGGTAGGTTCATTAGTTATTGGACAACAATATATTAATGCTCCAGGAGGTTGTTTGGCTGTTAGATCAATTCAAATTACTGAAGACGACACTACACCAGACACACAAATATATTTAGAAAAAAGAGATGTTACTTTTTTAAATGAATTTAATAAATTTGCAGACCAAGGAAATAGTGCAACAACAGGAAGAGGAATTCCGAAATATTATGCAATGTTTGGAGGAGATACTACAATGACAGGTAATACTGACAGTAGTTCAGGAACTATTATGTTTGCTCCTTGTCCAGATAAAACATACACTTTTCAAGTAAATTTTGTAAGAAGACCCCCTGGTTTATCTTCTACCGTTACATCAAATTATTTAAGCGTTAATTTCCCAAATGGACTCTTATATGCCTGTTTAGTAGAGGCATTTGGATTTTTAAAAGGCCCAATGGATATGTTGACATATTACGAAAACAGATATAAACAAGAGTTACAACAGTTTGCAATTGAGCAAGTTGGAAGAAGAAGAAGAGATGATTATGATGATGGAACTATCAGATTATATATTGACTCACCTTCCCCTTCAAAGTAAAAGGAATTAGGAGATAAAAAATTATGACAATAACATCAGCACTTCCAAACAGTTTTAAAGCAGAATTACTTGGCGGCGAACATGATTTCGCAGCAGGTGGAAACACTTTTAAATTAGCTTTATTTTTAACAGCAGCAAATTTAGGTACAACGACAACTGCTTATGCAGCCCCTACTTCAGCTAACGCTGTTCCAACTTCAACAAATGAAGTTAGTCAAAGTCAAACTGATGGTGGAGCTTCAAACACTGCTTACACAGCAGGTGGCAGAACTTTAACTTTATCAGGTGTTGGTACTACGACAGTAACATCATTTACTTCTTTTTCAGATTTATCAGTAGCAAACAGTAATGCCTGGACTTCAGCAACTTTTACAACAGCAGGATGTGTAATTTACAATTCATCCGTTTCGAATAAAGCAGTAGCTGTAGTATCTTTTGGTGGAAACAAAACAGTTTCTAACGGAACTTTTTCGATTGAGTTTCCAACTAATAACGCAACATCTGCAATTATCAGATTAACATCATAGGGAGTTAAACCCTATGGCTGACACAACTTTCACAGTTACAGTCGCAACAGGAACTACGTTTAGGGCGGGTAGTACTGGTAATGTTTATTTCATTAATGGTGCTCAACCTACTACTGATCCAAGTTCAACTAATTATAAATTACCGTGGGTAGCAGGGGCTACTATTAGATTAGATCAATCTAATGCAACTAACGATAACCATCCTGCACTTTTTACAAATTCAGATAGTTTAAGTACCTCTACAATGAGAGCCGGCATTATTACAAATAATGTAGATTATTATTTAGATGGTGCAGTTAGTCAAGCTGACTACCACAACACTTCTACGTTTAATGCAGCTAGTACAAGATGGATAGAAATAACTCAAACAGCGCCTGACACCGTTGATTTTTATTTTGCATGCTGGGTGCATGGTATTGGTATGGGTGGGATTATAGATCTTACTCAAAGCACATGGGGTGCAATGAATTGGGGTCAAGGAGCATGGGCTCAACAAGGTGATGAAGCAGTTACTTTAACAGGTTTTCAAATAACAGGTACACTTGATACTGATTTAGAATTTACAGTTTTTCCTGGTTGGGGTACTTTAGATTGGGGTGAAAACGGTTGGGGTAGTGTAGATGCAGGAAAAGAAACACTTCCAACTTTTCCAATGACAATGTCACTTGGAACTTTAACAGCAGAAACTAAACAAGAAATAGTTTTATCTGGTTTTGAAATGACAGGTACATTAGCACCACTAGTACCTTTCTTTGATAACAATTTAGTATTAACCAATAGTTTACTAGCAACAGGATCTTTAGGTACACCAACTATTCAAGATGGTGCTGACCTTCAAATAGGGTTATCAGCATTTTCTATGACTGCAAGTTTAGGTACACTTGCACCAAAAGATAATATTAATGTTTTATTAGATAGTTTAGAGATAACAGGTAGAATAGGAAATCTTATTGATGCTACTACTATAATTGTCCCTATAACAACAAGTTTAGTAGCTACTGGTTCAGTAGGAGCCATTACTCCAATTAATAATACTGGAGTTACTATTACAGATAGTTTACTAGCCACAGGGACATTAAATGCTTCTGATGTAACTGCGCCAGACATAGTTCTTGGATTGACGGGCTTTGAAATAACTGGTACATTAAACCCTCAATTGGGAATTCTACATTATGGAAATGTTGACTTAGGATCAAATACCTCATATACAGATGTAGATACAACTAAAGCGGCATAGGAGAACAAAATTTATGGCATCATCATACACAGGACTTGGCGTTGAACTAATGGTAACCGGCGAAAATGCTGGTACTTGGGGAACAAAAACTAATACTAATTTAAATATTTTAGAACAAATATCTGGTGGTTTTAAATCACAAGCAGTCAATGGAACAGGTGCTACTACTTTAACTGTTACAGATGGTGGTACAGGAGCTACGTTAGCTACAAGAAGTATTAAATTAACAGGAACAATTACTGCCAATATAACTGTAACAATTCCACTAGATGTACAAAATTTTTATTTCATTGAAAATGCTACAAGTGGAGCTTACACCGTTCAATTTAAATATGCAACAGGAAGTGGGACAAGTGTAACTTGGTCAGCTACTGATAAAGGTTTTAAAATTGTAAATGCTAAAGCGGATGATGGTACTAATCCAAATATTACAGACATTGCTCTTGCAACTTCTCCCGCAGGAACAACGGGTCAAGT